GGGGGTTTGCGTTAAACGCGAATCTGGATTCCCAATCCACACAACAATTTTCGTAAACGATTACAGTTTCGGTGTAATGAGCGCTAGATAGCATACTCACTATGCAAAGCATAGCTTTTAGCTAGATAGCACCACAACCTACCATTGTTTCCGCAGTTTCACCTGTAATGGAACGAATTGTTTTTATCTATGACGCTGTATATTGCGACACGAATGGGGCTCCTAATAATTGATTGAACGAAAAATCGTCACCGACTGCACGATATACGGCAATTCGAGTGCGATCTGTCAATGGTGCAGTACCAGATGTAGACAAATCTATTTCAGTAAAGTTACGTTGAAATAGGTCAGAACTGATATTTCCGCCAGCAATTATAGGGAGTATGGGGTACCTCGCATAATGGGGCACCTGAAACTCAAATACGCCTTCGATGTTACGAGGCATGTAAACATCTGCAGCTGTAAAGTACTCTGGTTGCAACGAGTTAACAAAACCTACTGGTGAAGCACCAGCTGTTAACAATTGCTCAGGTAATAACCTCACACGCGCGGCATATATTTGAGAATCGTACGGCAAAACCTTAAACCTAAAACTACCTCTGAAAAAGGCGTAAAGATAAGAGAAATAATCATACATATCTATAGATCTAGGAAGGGTTGAACCGGATGAGAGTGGTGAATTAACTTTGGAGGGTTGTATCTGATAAGAGCCTGTAATTAAATTACCGTTAGCTGCATCAGAAAACACCTTATGAAAGCGCTTCATCACTTGTCGGATAGATGACGTCTTTTCACCTACAGTGATTGCGCCACCAACATAATTAGTGCCTAACTCCTGATTAGATGTTAAAGGAGCAGTAACGCCACCAGAAGCTTGAATAACTTCCATAGGCGCCATGAGACCTTCCGATTCCCCAACTTGTGCTGTGGCCTGCAACATTCTAGTTAAAGGTGATGCAGCAGCAGGAGGAGGAGGGAAAGTGACATCACTAGGATATATTGATGGTAAACGTGGAATAGCCAGTTCAAAATCTGCAGCCGCTCCAACTTCAGTTAAAATTTCGATTGTACTCTGAACAGTACTAACCGCACGTAACTCATTGAGTACGACCATATAAATATTGCCAGTACTGAAGAAGTTCGTACGTGCCGTACCAGGAAAAGCGTTATCGACGAGTAACCATTGTTGGATAGCCACAAACGGAACATTGAACTCCACATCAGTGTCAGAGCGCAAATCGACTATAGTTGAGTAGTTGGCATCTATATCGAAATTTGAGGGAAGAGCTGAACCATCGGAATTATCACCAGGTACGTATATTATCCTAACTCTACCAGAATGAAATTTAGTTTTAACAAATTTAAATATAAAATTTATACCACCTCTCCATTGCCTGAATGCAGCTGAAGTGTAAGCTAAAGTTGAAGGGGCATACTGAGTGGCGGATATAGTATGACGGTAAAAGTTTGGGGTGATGGGCGCGCTGAACAACACTGAACCTGCTGTAGTCGATGCAGACCAATTGAATCTGGTGTAATAAGACGGAGTCCGTGCAATATGAGAGATTGACATTTCATCAATATTAGTACGAAAAAGCGACGCGTCTGTTTCAAGAGAATTGGTAGACAACAACGACAACATGTGCGATGTATCAACGCCATCAGAATTTGCCATAAAACGTGTGGTAGAAAGTTTTGTAACGTGGGGCGCTTCAATAGAGGTTGGTTTAGACCATCCGAATTGACGTGCGACGTCTGCAATACCTTTCGATATCCACAACGCGGGTTGGGCAAATTGTGATATGCCAGGAATATCCGTAACAGCACCTAAAGCAGTAGATATAGCGGAGGCGGTTGAGGTAACAATACCTGCTCCACCGGCTTCTTCCACTGCTTCTGATCCGATCTGTGCGGTGGCTGATATAGGTAATCCTGTAGGGTATCTAAGTTGTATGTTTTTAAAGTTCATAAAAATGGTATAATCGACGGTACCGGTACTAGCAACATCACTCAAAGGAGAGTAGACGACTAATTGAAACCGACCCATAGAGCCTATACCATTGGTTAGTTCGGAGAACGAGTAAGGACTAATATAGGGCACACACATAGTAGCCTCAGTGCAGGTTGATAAATCAAGATCTACATGAGGTGAACCAGTGATAGCGGGTAAAAATTTAACATTAGTTGCAGCAGATGTTGTTGAAGAAGAATAGTATTGTTGTTTATTACCTAAATAGCGATAACCAGGTATCCAACTCAATAGCAATCGACCACCTTGAAAGGGTTGAGAATTAACTTGTACCCTAATCATGGCGTCGGCACGAAAACCATAGAATCGATCCACCTTAGTTTTGTACATATCTTTGAATAACATATCCCATGGTAATTCGTATTGCTGTAACACAGTACCAGCCGCAGTAGTAGTAGCCCACGCTGCAGTGGTCATCATAATAGGTCTCTCTAAGAAAGAAATAATATTATGAGTACGTCCATCGTTGACACAGTCCATAAAAGCTTTACTATATGAAACTGGATCTAAATGGACATCTGAGTTAGGAGCAATACCTTCAGATGAGAATTGGAGAATTTGTTGTTGTTGAGTATAATTTTGAGTGTTTTGAAAGTTTGCAGGTAAGTTTCTGACATTAATGACTACCTAATCAATTAATGACATTTGATATATATCTAGATTTTAATGGGGCTGCCATTGGCCATCTTAATAAGTAAAGTTGAATAACTAAGCCTTATAATTTAGTAGCAATTATATTAATTTTCCATATATCTAACATTATAATATAAAGATCACACTAAAAGTTAATTTCTGTATTCAATTGTTCATTCCTGAATTTGGCTAACACAGAACGCCTACTATCAGGATTAAAAATAATTCCAGTGCCACGAGTAATGTTGAGGCCACAAGCTACCATTTTTGGTCGCCAATGGTCATCAACACTCTGCTCATGTAGGGCTAGTTCGGTAAGACAATACGTTGATAAAGTGTCAACACATATCTGTAATGCAGAAGCATTACCCGCTCTAACCCAATTCGGTGCATCAAGGAGCACATTGATATCTATAGGGGAAACCCATAACTGAATACTCTCTTCAAAGCGAAATTTGCGTTTGAGAAAAGAGACATCAGCTAGTTTTCGAGCCTTTACAATGTCACCTGTTTTTGCTTCGTCAGTCATATCCATATCTAAATTGGTTTTAAGAACTTGTGTAAGAGTTTCCTGATTATACAAGTCTATAACGGAATGTCGTATATTCATAATGAAGTCATCTCCATAAAAAATAGACGATGTGTGCTCAAAAAACGCACTCATCGTTGCTAAATGTTCATAGAGAGGCTCATTTTCCATAATCGATAACCAAGAATCAGCTAAGACGCAATGATTTACTATACTATTAAGTATAGCCGTCGCAGGGCAACCTGAAGGTATACCATTGCGAACGAAATAAACCAAAGCACCCTTTGCTTCCTCATGATTAGCAATATGGAGATGATTGAAACATTCCATTCCCAATTTATAAACAAAATCGTAAAATTGTTCTTTTGTTAATTGTCGATCGCAAACCACATTACGATTAGCTTTGACAATATTTTCCCAGTTAGCAAGTAACCAGTCGCACATGATCTTCACGGCGATCTCAACGTATTGCACAGGTAGAGTTCCATCAAAATTGGAATAATCTCCTGCAATAACGTTAGATCCTTGACGTTGAAGACGCTGAGCGAGCTTAGTCCATTCCACAGAGGTAGGGTTAATACCAACGGCTAGAGAGTTATCTACACGATTCCTCATAGCGTGTGCAATGAACGGGAGAAAATATTGTCTAAAAGCAATACTGTAATGCATAGGGCAAGCGGTGAACAGACGAGTTTTACCAATATCGGCTTTAGCAATTGGAATTTTAGCGTCCTTCAATGTATCTATCCAGATAATCTCAGGGCGTACATTATCCAACATACTGAGCTTTAATTGTTCAACATCATCTAACAATTGTAAACAATGCGAGTTAGTCAAATCATATTCCATATCTTTTCCAAACCAACCCTGTTTCCCGACTGTACCTGCAGGTTTTCTGAAAGTATAGGGGTATCCAGGAGCAGTTTGTCGATTTATAGCGTTGATAAAAGGATCACCATCAATTCCGATGATAGATTCTTCTAGAGTCAATGGCTGTTTATACCACTCGGGAGTGTTTTGATACTCACGATGATAGAAAACGGACATCGCCTCGTAGACAGTTTGTACACGATTTAAGGGCACAAACGGTCTAACAACACCATATTTCGATCTCTGTAATTTCATAGGGTCAATTCGTTCACCAGTTGGTCCGGTGAATGGTCTTAAATATCCGGGTTTATTTGGAGATACACATAAAGCTCCAAAAGCAGCAGAACGCGACATAGCAGTTTTAACACTACCATTAATGCGAACGCCAACTTTTGTGCCATGCAATTGAAATACACCATTATCACGTAGGATATCACTTCTGACATCAAACGGAACAATAGCGTGTCCATATTGCGATGACGATTTGAAATGAGACATCATCTTGGTAATCATCTGTTGCGTAATGCTAACAGAGATACCTTCGACGACGCCCATCAAACCGGCAATATGCATACCAACAATCTTTTGTGTAATGCTTGTGCTTCTAGCGACTAGGATGGATCCACAATCACCAGGAACAGTCACAGCATGATATAAATATGATCCTCTATTTGTAATTATCTCATCACGCATATTAGTTTCCACAAGACTGTCTTCAGGAGTAAGAGTTGACAAATAAAACATTTCGCGGTAGTGGCGAATGCCTTTTTGTCTATCTTTTTCAGTCGCAACCTGATACCTTGCTAAGATACCGGGATTGTGTCCTACTCTGAATAAATCTTGTTCGTCAACAATATGTTTGAATGCCTGTGCATAACAACCAGCGTTAATCGGGAGTTGAATAATAGCTAAGTCACGGGAATCATGTTCAATATGATTTTCCGCACTTTGTATTACTTCAACTGGATACTGACTAGTTGTTATTGCAAATGCATCTTCGAGACAAAACTCTAAAGTATATCCAAGTTCTTGATCCATTTTAATTGCTCTAAGGAAGTGTTTCGGTATTAAACCTAATCGACCTCCGAGCATAAATATTTGTCCATAATAAGTTGTTGTTTTCACGTTCCGGGAATCCGTCTTAGTCACAACAAACTTAAATAGATTTTTATACACGACATCACGTACTATCGTTATAGCGCCTACATCTTGCTCAGGTAGATTTCTTTGCAAAGATACAGACGATTGTTCCGATAAGCACCGACCACAATTCGATATATTACATGCGTCACGAACATGAATATCTGCTTTTGATAGTGTAGTTTGTACATCATCAATAAACGGAGTCAAATTTGCAACACTTTGGTTAATGATTCGGGATGTTGTTACATGTTTCATTTTCATATCATAATGGGGGCCTTGATTTTTAATAGTAGTTCGCACAGCGTTACGCGCTTGGCGACCTTCATAGATAGCGGGAGCTTGATTAACAATTTTAGTCCGGGGAGCTACACTTTTAGTTTTTGCGTCATAAAGAGGACCTTGGCTCTCTTTAAACAACGGGATATCGCGGGAATATTCTGATTGGGATATAAGTCTAATTAGTTCTTTATTTTTCAGGGAATATGCAGGGAGATTATCTTTTAAAGTGACCAAAAATTGAAGCAATGATTCAGTTCTATAACCTTGGTAAAAACGAGTTAGTAAACATACACAATTAGTCTTGTGCAATTTTGCAGTTTCGTATAACTTTGATTTAAGTTCTTCATCATTACAGTAGGGACACACGGCACAATCACAATTACAAATTTGTTCAATCACATCATACATGTCGGTTAAAGTCATGTCATGATCGGGGGATACACGTTGATTTCCATACATAGAAACACAATACTGACGTATGTTTTCTCGCGAGAGTTCCATACGACGTATATAGCAAGCGCAGTTTGAATTCCATATCGCGTTCGAAGGCGTGGGAACGGAATTGCTGCAGATCTTGCAATTTCTACAATCATTTTCTAAACATGTATTAGCCTCTTTCACTAACATACTTAATTTATCATCTTCAGTTATAAATTTAGGCAAACATTTCTTTTCAACAGATTTTACAAACATAGTGGTTAATATAAATATACCAGCGAGAAGCGCTATTTTAAAATATTTCCAACTTGCACCAAGAGTTGACACAAGAGTTTCAGACATTTGATTTTGACAATTTAACAAATAATTTTTAATAGAAACCGCATAATTTTTATAATAACTATACGATTGATTTGACCATAAATTTGAGGGAGGGGGAATAACATTAAATCGTTCTAATAAATTTGACATACCATTTTTAATATAATACAATAAATCCATAAGATAAGTATCTTCTGAATTTCCAAATAATAAAGCACGTATGAAGTGCTGCATAACCAACCACCTTGAAAGACGGGCAGTTACCACAGCAACAGCAGGCAATACTCCAATTTGGGCGTTAGCTTGTAAGGGATATTCGATTATATCTTCTGGCAATGTGGGAGGGGGTGTTAGCTCTAACCATTGGGGTTCACGATACGCCTCTAAATATTCGGATGAATCAACGTGACGGGCGAAACGACTCTCCAACGCATCAGAACACTGTCTGACGACATCGGCATAAGTCATATTCGTCTGTAACGTTTTCCCATCAAACACAGAGAAACGTTCAAAAACGTAAACCTCAAGATTATTAGTTGTTAAATTTTTATTATTGGGACCTAACAGAATGCGAGCAGCAGCACGAGCTTTTGCTGCATCTAATTTGAAACACTGTTGTCCAGACGCATTGGTATAATACTCACGAAACTCCGGTTTAATGGAGACCCTGTAAGCATAATCGATACGCCTCTGAACAGCCTCAGGACAATTTAAGGATTCAGTTCTAATAACATCAAGATTGGAGGAGAGAAACACGAATTTAGCATTACAAAATTTATTTGATTTATCTTCAACAGAAGACATGTGTAGTTGAAAGGGGAAAGCATTAGTTACACGAATCATTTCAAAGAGTTCAACATTGGGGTTAGCCGCAGAATCTTTCTTTTGAAGAAAATCATCGTAGATTAGATACTCTTGATCGTCATAACCATCCCAATATTCATTCTCGGCGATGCGTGCATGTATGTTCTGTTGCCAATCCTTAGGCACAGGACCAAATACACGCATCATATCGATTATGAAGGGATAAGTCATGCCAGTCTTACCAAGACCAGTCGAACCAGTAAACCAAGCAACAATAGGCTCCACACGTAATGAATGCTTATTGGCACCTGACTTAAAGGCTGCGTCACTGAGCTTAATAGCACCAGGGAGAAGGGACCTAATTAAATTTAAATTTGAGGGAGCTAATTTGAGACGGGTACATTCTTTTATAAGACGCACTCCACGAGGATATAGCTTAGAAGCGGCTGTCATTGTTTCAATATCACGGTTAATTTCATTTCTTTCCATATAACCGGCGTATTTAGCAACATCATCCGCCCAAGTGATAACTTCATCGAGCATTTCTGAACTAACAAATTTATTATGGCGACCTAAAAATTTTTCTTCTATAAATGAATGTGCTTGACCAACCACGAGATCTAATTTAGACCACATAGTTTCGATGCCAGAGATCATCTTTGGAAAACGATCCATGCGCATAGCAAATTCATCAACAGTATGTTTACCAGGGAGGGTTCCTACAAAAATACAATAGAGGGATAAAAATATAGATTTAATTATATTAAAGTGACCTGCACTCAATGATTGAGCGACGGGCATTAAAAATAAGGACCTAACAGTTATTATTAATTGTGTGATGATATCGGATGCTAAACCAGCGGCACCAATAACACCACAGAGATTAACACAAAAGTCTTGAAGAGACAATTTGTGAGTTGTAAAACGGTACAAATTATAAATTGAAGTGATAGATGCAATAATTTTACGTTGATAGTCATTTACAGTAGATTGATATTTGTCGGATAGAGCTTTTGTTAATTCTGAAAATAAATTAAGAGATTTATTAATAGCATCATCTAGGCTTCCATCAATTGTATGATTAACAGAAATACCTATCTGAGGCTCAGCTATAAAACGGGAATATTGATTATTTAAAAATTGAAAAGTGTCACTGATGCCTGACTCAGTTATATCGGCGTCTTCAGTGATACTGTAAAATAATGTATAATAAGCATAAATGATATCAATAAAGTTATTTTTAAGTGAAGGAGTATTATTATATTGTTTGAACAAAGTAGCATATGATATAAATTCGGAATTTAAGGTCTTAAGATTGGCAGTTGCAGAGGCGTAAAAACTTGACGCTCCATAAGAACGAGGTAACAATAGAGCAGATAGAATGGCAGAATTGTTAAGAACTTTATCTTTAAGGAAGAGTCGAAGAACATACGCGTAAGCAGTGATTTTAGGGCAATTAGATAAACTTGGTAGATTAAGCAAAAGACATAATGAAGCATTAATAAGACGAGATGCAGAGGATATTGGGAGGAATGTTGAATCATTAAATTGAAAAGATTTTCGTGCGATAGACAAAGACTTAAGGAAAAGAAAGAAACAATTAGTAATATCCTGATCATTGCGAAGTTGTTTAGTTAAATATTGATATAGAATTTGTAAATATGAAATATTAGAGGGAATTTGGAAAATTTTTGATGATTTAGATCGATCTTTACGAGAAAGGCGATTGTAATCAGAAATCAAAGCTACAACAAAACGTTTCTGTATTTTAGATGTCACCGGGAGGGAATCAGTTAAAAATAATTGATTCTCGGCACGAGCGATACCAGATGCAGATCGTAGTGGTGCAACTTTAGTGGGAGTTCCTAACGAAGATTTAGCTGAATTCCGAATTTGCAACTCTTCAGAAGCTGATAGAGTTAAGCTAAGTGATGGGAGATTCAGAAACAGCTGAGACATATTTTCTGACATTGTTAATAGTTTGAACAGTGTCAAAAGCGTAAATTACAAATATAGTTGATAAATAAATTTTCTTATTAAGTAAACCTAAAAAGAATAACAAAGTTAAAATAATTAATAAACACTTGGGAATAAAGAATCCAAGAAGAGTCCGTAGATTTGTGCAAATCAGTAAAAATACTGCGCGAGCTCCTAATAAGGACTTACGGAAAATATTGGAAAAATTAATCTTGCAAAAATAATAAAATATAATATAATAAAAATGGGTTATGTGATAACGCACACAAAAACGGGTTAGACTAAGTCCACAAGAGTTGAATACGGGAAAAACCCCTTGACAACAATGTGTAAGACACGGGTAACCAAACGGGGTGTCACTTAACGGAAAAATGACCCAGACGTCGAGCTTTTTACAAAGAAAGCTATAAACTTTTTAATATGCGGAAGCAAAAATAGTGAATACGGGAAAAACCCCTTGACACTATAATACAACGGCAGATGGAGGTTTCGCTAAACCAACAAAAACGACAAGAAAGTATAACAGTGAAAAACTTTAT